ATGAAACTAAACGCGCGACAGGTCGAAACGGCAAAGCCTGCCGAGAAAGACTATAAGATGCCAGACGGCAACGGGCTCATTTTGCTGGTGAAAACCAGCGGGGCGAAATACTGGCGCTATCGCTATACCTTCGCCGGTAAAGAAAAGATGCTGGCGCTCGGTGTGTACCCGGCTGTTTCGCTGGCGGCCGCACGCGAAAAGCGAGATGAGGCCCGGCGTAACGTTGCGGCAGGTGTTGACCCAGTAAAAGTCAAAAGCCATGCTGCAGCTGCGGCAGCAAAGACGATCACGTTTAAAGAGATTGCCACTGAATGGCACGAATTCAAGAAGCCGCGCTGGTCACCTGGCTATGCCTCTGACATTCTCGAAGCATTCAACAAAGATATTTTCCCAGCGGTGGGTAAGCTGCCAGTTGCTGAAATCGAACCGGTCCAGATGCTGGCGGCGCTACGTAAAATTGAGAATCGCGGCGCAACCGAGAAAGCAGCTAAAACACGCCGGTGGTGCGGTGAGGTGTTCAGCTATGCAGTTGCGACCGGGCGCGCGAAGTATAACCCCGTCAGCGAACTGAACAGCGCAATGACCGGGCATAAAGGCGAGTCCTTCCCGTTCCTGACGGCTGAAGAACTGCCCGATTTTCTCGCAGCGCTTGAGAGTTACGAGGGGAGCCCGCTGCCCCGGCTGGGGTTGCAGATTATGATGCTGGCAGGGCTGCGTACTTACGAACTGCGGCATTCAAAATGGGAATGGGTAGATTTCGATAATCGGCTGTGGGAGATACCCGCCGAATTTATGAAGATGGACCGCCCGCACCTGGTACCGCTCTCCGATCAGCTTGTTGTCTTGCTGAAGGTGTTGCACGGTCTGACAGGTCGATACGTGAATATGTTCCCCGGCAGGAATGACCCGTCAAAGGTCATGAGCGAGAACACAATAAACAGGATGATCCACACGCTGGGGTATAAGGGAAGGGTAGTAGGGCATGGCTTCCGGCATACGTTCAGCACCATCCTGAACGATAAAGGATTCAACTCTGACTGGGTTGAACTCCAGATCGCTCATGTGGATAAGAACAATATTCGCGGGGTTTATAACCATGCCCTGTATATGGAAGGGCGTCGGGAAATGATGCAGTGGTATGCGGATTATATCGACCAGCTGCGTTTGATTTAAAGAAACTGTTTTTTCCACTCTTCGACCTCACCGCGTACCCAGCGGGAGGTTCGGCTCCCGAGCTTTTTAGGCTTCGGAAACTCGTTATTACTGATGCGCTCATAAATACTGGATTTTTTCAGGCCCACAGAGCGCTCAACCTCTTTAATGTTAATCAGGTCAGTGTCAGAGATAACCGGTGTCATGCTATACCTCTCTTTTTCATGGCATCGAGCAGGATGTCCTGCACTGTTCGTTTTGAGTTGCGCCGCTCCATCACCATTTCGTCCATAGTGTCGGCAGCGATAATGTGGTGAATGAACACCGGGCGATTGTGTCCGGCCTGAATCTGCCGGGTGGGCCCGATGCGTTCGATAATTTGCTGGTACTGCTCCAGATCCCACCAGTGCGAGAAAAACACCAGTATGTTGCCGCCGTCCTGCATGTTCAGGCCGTGGCCCGCGCTTGCCGGGTGTGCGAACAGGACCGGTATTTTTCCGGCGTTCCAGTCGCGAAGGGTCTGTGGATCCTGGTCGAGGTGACGACCTCGGGGAAACGCTTTAAGCAGTCGCTCAAGGTCGTGTTTCCAGTGGTAGGCCACCAGCACTGGTGCGCCAGCTGCTTCGGTGAGAATACTGTCCAGCGCCTGCAGCTTCGCGTCGTGCAGTTCTGACCAGCTCCCGGCGTCGTCGGTATACACCGCGCCGCTGGCAATTTGCAGGCACTTCACCGTTTTCGCCGCGGCGTTCGGCGCTTCGATGCCTTCGCCGTTCAGCTCGAGGAACATTTCCTTTTCCATTTCGCGATACTGCTGGCGAGCCTTCGGTGGCATGTCCACGCGTATCACGTTATGGATGGGCTCTTTGATGTCGAACCAGTCGGCGGCGTCCAGTGAGATAGTCACGTCGGCCAGTGCGCGCTGTATTTCGTCCTGCGAGTGTGCGAACGGCTCCAGCTTTGTCCAGCTCTGCCCCGGAAACTGTATCGAGTTGAACCAGCGGGAGGTAAACGCGCCGTAAGTGCGTCCGAGGCGCTGCCCCTGATCCACAAACCACGCCTGCCCCCACAAATCCACCAGGCCGTTCGGCGCTGGCGTACCGGTGAGGTTCATCCAACGCCGGACGTGCTTATGCGCCACTTTGCCCAGTGCCGCCGCGCGCTTACCACCGCCGCGCAGCCGGAAAGATTTCAGCCGGGTGCTTTCGTCGGGAATGACGGTACCGAACGGCCAGCTGTCGCCCAGCTCTTCCACCAGCCAGACCAGATTGTCGTAGTTGATTGTAAACACGCTGGCGTTGCTGTTCGCCAATGCCGCCGCGCGTGCTTTGGCATTACCGACAATCGGCTGCACCTCGATATTGCGCAAATGCCCCCATTTAACCGCTTCATCCGGCCATGTGCTGGCGGCTACGCGCAGCGGTGCCAGCACCAGCGCGGGCTGTGTCTCCGCTCCCGCCATGAAGAGATCTTCCAGTGTGGTGAGCGTCGCCACGGTTTTACCCATACCCATGCCCGCCCAGATGTTGCAGCGCAGGATGTCGATTTCGTGGTTGATGATGAGGTCTTGATAAGGGCGGGGGGTGAAAATTTTAGATGAGGTCATATCCTGCGCATTCCATAAACGAGCGGATGAATGTTGCGGCAGCTGGCGCGACTATCGCGTTGCCGTAGGCGCGCAGTCGTCCCACTCTGCTGGTAATCCCATGAGCCAGCGGGAATGTGCCGGATTCAACTGGCCGCCAGCGACCATCCCGGCAGAGGAGCCAGTCAGCATCATCCCAGCAGCCGTTAATCGTATTGGGCCGCAGATTCTCGCTGCGCCGCCGAGGGTCGTTCCCCGTTCGGGATGATTGGCCGCTGCGCCCTCGCCCCGAACCTGGTTGTTGTCGATCGTCGTCACTGTCGGCCATCCGCTCAGACAGGCATAATCCTGCAGGTTCGGCTGCCGTCCTGCCTGCTGACGCGCTATTACTTTCTCGGCATCCTGATAGGCCGTTTTGGTATTGCTCGCCAGAGGACTCGGCCAGCCCGCAAGTCTGGATAAACCCGCTAAGGTTTCCAGACCGCGTTTTGTCTCCGGCTGTGGATTGGTGTTGCAGGTTGGCGTGTACCATCCCGCCAGGTGGGCAAAGTCTCTTAGGGAACTGTGTAAGGGGTTGCCGGATGGTCGACGATCCCCAGACATCTTCCTCAGTGCTATTGAGGCGCTTCCGCCACCGCTGTGATCGCTCGCCGCTGGCGTCGGCCACCCAATATGCTCTGTCTCGGATATGCGGGGCACCGACGCCCGCAGCCGGAAACGGGACAAGCCCAAAGGCGTAGTCCACTGCTTCCACGTCAGTTTGTACAAGATCGAACCAGGCATTGACTCCTGCAACCTGTTCGCCAAATACCAGCTCAGGGCGTCGCTCGCTGATGAGGTGGAATAGCGCTGGCCATAGGTGCCGCTCGTCATCAAACCCAGCGCCTTTACCAGCCGAGCTGAAAGGCTGGCACGGGCAACTTCCTGTCCAGACCGGTTTGTTATCCGGCCATCCGGCCAGACGCAGAGCATAAGACCAGACGCCGATCCCGGCGAAGAAATGGCACTGTGTGAAGCCGCGCAAGTCGTCTGATGCGACATCTTCGATACTCCTCTCATCAACTTCACCCGGGGCGATATGACCCGCAGCAATAAGGTTACGCAGCCATTGTGCCGCGTTTGGGTCTATTTCGTTGTAATAGGCTCCCCGCACAATATACCCTCCAGATTTTTGCTATCCAGTACCGCCACGGTAAAGCCCAGCGCGCGCAGCCGTTCGTGCTCGCGCAACTGGTCGGCGCGTGGTGGTTTGCCGGGTGCTTTACATTCAACGAAAACGAGGCGGCCGCCGGGTAGCAGGACAATCCGATCCGGTACCGAGCGGCGACCGGGTGACACGAACTTAAAGGCGACCCCGCCAGCCTTTTTCACTTCGGCGACGAGGTGCTTTTCGATAAGGCTTTCACGTTCGTAGGCCATTTACTTCACCTGCTTTTCAGCCCTCAGTATCATCCGGCTACCATCATCAAGATCCCAGCTAATTTCGCCGCCTTCTGCCATTACCAGTTGCCAAACTAACTGCGCGGCTTCGTTCGTTACGTCACGCCCTGGGTCATTGCCAACACGCAAGCGACCGCCGTCAACATCGCGCATTTTTGCCAACATGATCTTTTTGGATAGCGGGGAGAACCCCAGTTGTAGTTTCGCTGTATTACGCATCATTCACCTCCCTACGCTTTTCGCGCATGTTCTGCATCAGACAAAAATCAGACCGGCGTTCGCTCCAGTCCTGATTAAGTTCGTTACGTGATTCGCGGTTGGCTTTGGCCCAGACCTTCGCCGCCCGGTCATACTCGCCGGACTGCTCAAGTCGCAAAGCCTCCCGCGCAGTCCGGTAATAAAGCGGACTGTCCCGATATTTAAATGACATAGGGATTACCTCAGTGGATGACGCCGACAACCTCAGGGTCGGTAGCCATATCGCTGTTAACCAGACGGAAGCGGGCCAGAACTGCGCCCTGACCACCCCAGTCTCTGCGCAGATTGCGCCAGGATGGTTGTTTATCGCCGCAGCATTCCAGAATGGCGGCGCTGTCTATATCGAACTGCGCACGGCTATCCATCACCATAAAAATGAATTTCATGCGGTAACTTCCTCATTTGAGGTGGCTTTACCGTTGAATTTGGTGCCGCAGAATGGGCAGTAGTTGATTGCGATTCTGGTATCAGCGTTCGTACAACGCTGCTCGGGTTCGCCATTCTTCTTACGACGGTAATAGCGAAAGCGGTAAGGCAGCATTACGTTGCAGAAATCACCCTTTTCAAGAATGAAGACCCGATTATCGAAATCGGATTCGTCAACCTCAGCGCAGTTGCTGGCGACAGCCTCGCGCAAGCGCGCATCCATACGCTCTTTGATATCTTTAAAGCAGTTACAGGCCATAGCGATTAGTCCTTACGGTAGTGGTACGCCTCGAAGCCGCCAGCGTTCAGCGGAATATCGGGAGCCCATTCGGGGTTAGTGGAGAGCAGCGCGGAAAGCGCTTTATCGTTGAAATCGTCTGTGTCCGGCGCTTCGGTGATCACCTCATCGTGTACCGTCAGCACAATGCTGTAACCGGCATCCTCGATCAGCGGCATGTTTCCGGCCAGAACGTCGCGGGCGGCCGCCTGAGTGACGTTTTCCACCAGTTTTCCGCCGTAGGTTTTGAGCCGCTGCCATTTGCGCGAGTAGGAGTTAACGCCCTGATAGGTGATGTTTCCCTTCTCGATGGACGGAGACGGGTAGCACAGTGCGCGCCCGGATGGCAGCTGTATGCGTAGCCATGCACCATCACGGCGGATTTTCAGATAGCCGCAGTACAGCGTCTTTTTGGGTGTAGCGATGGCGGTGCGGACGGTGCGCTCGAGCTCGTACCAGAAATCGCAGGTTGCGGGGTGCGCTCTGCGCCAGAGGCGCTTGAGCGAGTCACATGCGATGAATACACGCTCGGACAGGCCAAAGGTCGATTTACGTTTAACCGATTCGTCGTACCAGCTTTTCGCCTCGCGGATGACATCACGGGGGATATTCGGCAGCGCGGCGTTCGCCAGCTCGTCGAGGTCGAGACCGTAGACCAGGGCGAAGGTAAGAAATGCCGCAACACCCCCGCCGAAGCCGAGGCCCAGCTCCATCACCTTGCCGATTTGGCGCTGGTATTTATCAACATCGTCCGGCGAGATATTGAAGGCGCGGGCGTAGGCCAGTTTATACAGGTCCGGTCCGGTCCCCTCGTCATACTCCCGGAATGCGTCCAGCTTCCACTGCTCGCCAGCAAGCCAGGCCAGTTTTCGCCCCTCGATATTCGACAGGTCGCTAACCACCAGCTTTTTGCCTGCGGGGGCCATGATGCAGCCGCGCAGCGCCGAGCTGGTCAGCTCCATGATATTATCGAACAGCAGATCGGCGCATCCGGCTTTCAGCGCCTCGATGCCCTCGTCTATCTGGTCCTGCTCAAGCGAAGGGCGGGGCAGGTTCTGGGGCTGGAACAACCGCCCGGCCCAGCGCCCGGTTCGCGATGCTCCGCAGAACTGCAGCGTGCCGCGCAGACGCCCGTCACTGCTCACACCCTTCATCAGCGATTTGTACTTACTGGTGCTGGTGGTGCTGGCCTGTAGGCGGATAGCCAGCAACTCTTTCACCGAAGACGGCAAATCAGGATCCGCCATACGGCGCTCCAGCGTGCTGCGCTGCATGTCCGGCAGCTCCACACCGTACGATTCAACAATGTGCTTAATCAGCGCATCGCGCTGCGTGGCCGCCTGCACTTCGCCGTCGGTCATCACCTGCGTGCGTTTCGCCAGGCGTTTTTGCTCGAGGTCTACCGCCTCGATCGCCGCCTGTGCGAGCTGCACATCCATGCAGACGCCTCGGTCGTTTATCTGCTGGTCACGATGCCATAGCGCCAGCTCTGCGCCCTTGTAGTTCCACTTCGGCAGCCGCTTATAAACTTCTCGCATCGCCTCGATATCCAGCCCGGCGTATGCAACAAAGCGCCGCCATTCTTCCGGGTGGGTTTTGCTGGTGGCCCGGCGCAGTTTGCTGTTCTTCGGACGTGGCTTACAGAACAGCTGGATAAGCGCTTTACCTTCTTTGTCCTTCGCTTTGTCCTGCGGAACGCCCAGCACCTCGCAGAGCGCTCCCAGTGCGCCGGGGAGGCTGTGCGCCAGCGCCTGCACCATCGTGTCGCGCCAGCGGGTGACATCGGGTGCCAGCTCTGGCATTGCGTGGCGCAGTACCGTGCGGTCGAAATGTGAATTGTGGAAAAACAGAATAGTGTCAGGGTCGGCGATGGCCTTCCTCAGCCTGCTGGGGATAGGTTCGCCAGCAGTCAGATCCCAGACGCTAACCGGCTCGTCGCCGATGGCCCAGGCAAACAGCATCACCTCGACACCTTCCGCATAAGCGTGAGTGCCGTTGTTGATCGGTATTTCGCAATAGGTTTCCAGGTCGCCCCAGAGAATGGTTTCAGACATAGATATTCCTCGCGGGTGCTTTGCGAAAAGGGATGCTCTTTGCAAAACACCCGGCACATGGCCGGGTGGGGGAAGGGTTAAACCAGATCGGAAGCGTCTGCGCCTTCGCTGATATCGTCGAAGTCGTCCGGCGCGGCCACACCGCCGCCAGCGAACGCGTCACCGTCTCGCAGGAACTGGACGCCACCCAGCGATGCGTTCACGCGTTTTCCGAAGTTGTTGTCCTGCGCCCAGATGTCGATTACGGCGTTGACGTAGCAACCGGCGTAAGGACGGCCATCAGCCTGGATTAGCGGAGAACGGTCGCGATCGATGACTGCCGGGCGCGCTTTGTTGGCAGCATTCAGGAAGAAGTTGCCCGGGAAGCCCTCATATTCGGCTTTCTCGTCCCCGTCGTGCAGGCAGAGGTTGAGCTTTTTCTCCAGCTGGCCGTAAATGGTTTCCCACTTCTCACCCCATTTTTCCTTCGCTACCTGTTTCAGCGCTTTACGGACTTCGTCCAGTTGCGGGTGCTTTGGATCCATCAGGAAAACAGCAGAGAAGCGCGGGTCACCTTCGCCGTTCACGGTTTTTGCTTCGAACAGAGCAGGGAAAGCCAGACGGACGTTGTTCAGTTTAATTTTCATGGAGTCGTTCCTTAATCAGATGAGGTCTGCGGCGAGCGCGTCGTCGGACACGTCGTCGAAATCGTTAACAGGGTTGATATTGAGCGCTGGGCGCGGGTCGGATTCGGGGGCGACGGTGGGCTTACCGTCAGCGCGGGTGATCAGCGCTTCGACTTTCGGCCAGCGGCGAGGGCTGGCCTTTTTGATAAGCTTTTCGGCTTTGGTCGGGCTGATCAGCTTGAAGTCGAAGACCTCTTCCATTTTGTAGCGGAACTGGTCTTTCAGCAGCGCGCGGGCAGCTTCTTCATCACTCCAGGCGCGATTACCCTGTTTGCCAGTAACCAGCTTAAAGCCCGGTACCGGATGCCCGGCGTTCAGCTCACTGTTCACCCGGTCGCGCACAGCCTTTAGCCACGATTCGATAAAATCGGCCTGGCTGTATACCTCCGCCAGCTGTTCGGCGGTCAGCAGTGGCACACGCTTAACTGCTTCTGCCAGCTGCTCGCCAGTAGATTGCGTCAGGTCAACGAAATCGCCAGCGATAGTGTCGAAGTGCAATTGCTGCCGCGCGGTACAAATGGCGCTGGCTTTGCAGAACCGGCACTGTTTTTCGCCGGGGGTGAAATTTTCCAGCGGCAGGGTTTCGACACCTTCGCAATCGGCGATGTTGAACATCACGATCGCACTGGCGGCCGCTTCCTGCGCCCGTTCGCCGAACGCCTGGAGCTCTTCCACCGTCAGGGCCCACTCTGAAACGTGGTTAAGCCGCGGCTGGTGGATGAACAGGCGCACCGTCTCGAAGTCGTACAGCATGCTGAACTGCTCCAGTGCGCCCAGGGCATACAGCTGCAGCTGCTCGTTCTGCTCAGCATCGACGCGCACGCCCTTACCGTATTTCAGGTCGTGGATCTGCAGCTCGTTGCCCGCGATGATTACGCCGTCGGCGGTACCAAAGGACTCTTCTACGCCCACGATATGGGAGAAGTCGACACGCTGCTCGACCAGCAGCTCATTGCCCTGCGACAGCGCCCAGACGGTGTCGACGTAACGGCCAACGGCTTCGACCATTTCCTCATCTACCTGCGGGCCAGAAGTATCATCCGGGTGTTCAGCAAGAGGATAGGAGCCGAGGAACATCGCGACGTTACAACCCGCATAATGTTCCGGGTGGCTTTGGCGGTTGCGCAGCACCTTTTCGCCAAGCGCGTGCGCTGCGGTACCTTCTTCTGCGAATGAGGAGCTTTTATCCGGTTGTGTGGCCTCCAGCGCCAGACTACCGGGGCAGCGCATCCACCGATGCGCTGAAGACGGGGAAAGTCGTGCATGAACGTCTGGCATGATTAACCCTCCAGTGCTTTTTCAGCCTGTGCGATCACGTCTGCGAGGTTCTCGTCAGCAACTTCGCCGAGCTTTTTGGCACCCTGTTTTTCCAGAATCGCCACAGCTTCAGCACGGTAACCACCTTTTGCCAGCTGGAGGATCAACCCTTCGGCCTTTTTACGCAGCGCCGCAAAATCGGTCTGTTCGCCAGTATTACCCCCGGCATCATCACCCGTTTCGGTACCGCCTTTTGCCGCGTTTTTACGCGCGAAATCTTCCTGCAGCTGGAGGTACTCAACGCGGGTGATCTCGATATGGCCTTTTTTAAGCAGCTCGTTCAGCTTGCGTAAGGTGTGGATTTCGCTGGCTGCGGAGCCATCGACGTTCTTGCAGTAGAACGGCCCCGTGCGTTCTTCATCCTTACCGCTGGTTTTTGGCTTCACTTCATGGCGCCCGTCAGCTGGTGCGTCAAGTAAACGCTCGGCAAACTCACGGCGTGCCGCGATGGTCGGTAAATCATCCCAGAAGCGCAGGATGTTACGCGACAGGTCAAGTAATGCTGGCTTGTTAAGATGGCCAGCGCGTTTAACACCCTGCAGGGCGCTGTCCAGTGCGTCGATCTGCACAACGCGTTTATCGCCTTCGGCGTCGCGGTAATCAACAACGCGCTGGACCATTGTTTCGCTGAGCTCCTGCGGGGTCGGGTAGAATGCAGCCAGGGCGATAATGTCGCTGAACTCCAGATCGTCCAGCGTAACCTTGCTGATAACGGTATTTTCCGCTTTGGTTTCCGGTACCGTTTCGCGGTATTCCTGAACCTGCGCGACGGTGTCCGGACGAAGAGCTACGCCAGAGGCCAGGGCAGTGATAAGGCGTTCAAGCAGGGCGTTATGCTGCGTCAGCAGTTGGTTGTTAAGTTCGAGACTGGTTTCTAAGCTCATACTGCGGTCCTCGCTACAAGGAGAATGAAGGTAATAGCCAGGCCGAACGCAGTAGCGAGGGCCAGACCGGTGATAATGTCGAAATGTTTGCGGCGATATTGGAGCACGTCGCGCCCCGTCAGCCGATGGAGGTGTTCAGGTTTCATCGGTAGTGCTCCTTTTCATGTCTGGGAGCGCACCCGGTGCCAGCGGGCGAGACATAGCACCGTTGTGGATGCACTCTCAGTCAGGAAAAAGGCCCGTCAAGGGAGACGGGCAAAGACTACACACAGCAATTACATGGATGATTCAGAGTGTGGGGCAGGCCGCTGATTCCGATTCGCAAGGTAATTACAGCGAGTTACGGCTAGATCGAGTTGGGCATAGGCGCTGTCGCACGTAGAGTGCGTCAATCCTCGTCGCATGACATGGAAACCTGCTGGGTGGTTCAAAACCCAGAAATCGCCATTTTCATGGAGTATGTCCGATTCCTTAATTCGCATAAGTTAGCCCTCAGTGGATTAGTAAAAGGCCCAAAGCCTTTGATTAATTCACTGCACGCCCCATCATCGGGGCGTTTCAACTTGCGTGACTTATCAGCTCGTCGCGGTGTGGTCCTCTACGCTTACCGTACGCATACGGACTCGGCGCTTACCTCGATCCCATCGGGTGCCATTTCGTTTTGCCAGGAGCACAGCGGCTTACCTGTCACGCGGTTCTGTTTGTTAAAGAGCGATTTGCTTAACCCGAAAATGCATTGAATTAAGCGATAACGCATTTATATGCTAACTCGCATTATCTGGTCAACCCAAAAATGCATTATTTCGCAAAAAAGAAAGGCCGCTTTATGCGGCCTGTATTTAACACTTTGATTTTATTAGGGGCGCCATAGCGACGATTTAGCTATGCCTGCTATGTACTGGATTTTAGTGACAGAACTCTTAGGTAATCTGATAGGTGCGTGGTTTTCGTTTACCGGGAGTAAATGGTAAAAGCCGTCGCGCTCAAAAAGAAAAGTCTTGACCATTACCTCACCCTGTTCGGTGACTACTAACACTTCATCCCCTGGGTGGTAGCCGTGGTTAGGTTCTATTATTACGAACTCACCTTCTTTGATGCGAGGTACCATAGAATCGCCAACGCATTTTAGCGCGTAAACATCTGCATCATATGAAGGCCATCTGATGTGACCGTCTCCATTACCAACTGGGTATTGCATATCTGTCCAGAATCCTCCATTACCCAGCTGGGTATTGCCCAATACTGGTACTTCCCTGAATTCAAAATCATAAGGGTCACCGTCCACGTCAACTACTGTTCGTGGTTTTTCGGCTTGCAGGTCGCACTCCACCAGATCCACTGGGGAGATTTTAAAAAACTCAGCAATATGTTTCAGGGTAATGTACTTCGGATCTTTAATTTCCCCAGCAAGCATGCGCTGCAGCGTAGACTGCTGCATTTTTACTTTTCTGGATAGCTCCGTCACGCTAGAGATACCTGCTTTCTCCATTAGGTATTTTATGTTTTTCTGAACAACATCGTATTCGTATGCCATGTCTTTGAATCCTTGTTCGCTTAGTGAACAAATATGCGTTATTGCATATTTTAGCGCGTTTATTTAAAGCGTTTCTGGGTTGTTTATCAATGCGTTTTCGGATAGATTTGCTTCATAACATAAACGATGGAGCATATCGCCATGATTGAGTTAACTCCTAAAGACATGGTTCAGTCCCTGATTGATGCAGGGTATACCCAAAGCCAGATTGCCGAAGCTACTGGCGTAGCGCAATCCTCAATTTGCCGACTGCTTACCGGTGTGCATACAGATCCGCGCATATCTACCGTCAGGGCTTTAGAGAATATGCTGCGTACCGTCGGCGAATCTAAAAAGGCGTAACCCATGGAGATACGCTACTCAACAGGGCAACACGCCAGAGACGCACGACCAAAACCGGCTGTTTGCGAGAGCTTTGACGCTTTCGAGCATTTGTGGCTGTCGAACCGGAGAACGTTGAACGTTCTGCCGACGGACACAAAAGAGCAGCTCAGCGCCAAAAAAGACCGGCTGCATTATTTCTGGGTGGACATGCTGGACCCGGCTGTTGGCCGTAAGAAAGTCAATGCGGGCAATAGCTACATGCTGCGGTTTGATATGGACGGTACCACCGCTACGGGTTGGGAGACCCTGCGCGAACTCTTCAACGAGTATCGCGGGTTTGCTTACTCAACTGCCAGCCACGAACACCCCACGGCGAGCGGAGAACAGCGCTGGCGTATTGTTCTGGCGGTATCCCGCCCGGTCTCGCCTTCGGAGCTGGAGCGCATATCTCCGGTTGTTCAGCAGGACGTCATGGATATTTACGATCTTATCTGCGACGAGCCTGTAGAGTGGGATTCGCGGGTATATAACGCGGCCTGGCTGCTGTTCGGACCAGATGAACGAGCGAATACCGTTTCGTTTACCGGCGCGGTCGTTGATGTGGACGAGGTGCTATCCCGTGCTGCGCCTGCTGACAGTTCTGCTGTTCGCTTCCGGGATCCTGCGCAGATAAACCCACTTGGTACCGACGATGTTGCCGATTATCTGATCGCAAACGGCTATGCCACTGGTGATCTCATCGACGGCATAAAGCTGCCAATTATGTGTCCCTTTGAGGATGGCCACAGCTCATCGAAAGGTGAGGGGGACACCTCTACGGTTTACCTGCTGGAAAAGACCAGCGGTTTTGATCTCGGTAAATTTGTCTGTCTGCATAACAGCTGCAAGCATCGTGCTCAGGAAGACTTCCTGGATAAAATAGGCTACCGCGTGGCGGCCTTCGAAGACCTGACCGCAGATAAAGAAGGGGATAAACCAGAGTTTGTGGATATCAACACCGACATGACCGGCCATTTCCTTGAGCGCTTTATTTATGTTATCGAGGGTGATCAGGTGTGCGACCTCAGTCGACCACCATACCAGTGCATAATGGGTATGAAGTCGTTCAAAAACCTGATGGCTCCTTACCAGTTCCCTCCTGTGGGGAAAGGACTACCAACACCAGCAACTAAACGATGGATTGAACACCGCCATAAGAAAATAGCGGAGACAACAGGCTATAAGCCGGGGGCGGGTCGTATTATCGAGCGTTTCGACGGCCGGTTTGAGATTAACGAATTCTATATGCCTGAGCACCCACGTACCGCAGATACGAGTAAGGTGTCCACGTTCCTTAACCATATGGCTTATCTGGTGCCTGACGCCTGGCAGCGCGAGTTCTTCATCGCTCGCCTGGGCTGGATGGTACAGCGCCCTGAAAGGCGTTGCCCGATTTCCATTCTCCACGTCGCCACCGCCCACGGTACGGGCAGGGGATGGGTCAGCCAGTTGATGGAGCGCGTGCTCGGCCCGTGGAACTGTGCCCGCACTCGCATGAAGATCCTGTGCGATAATCAGTTCCATGACTACCTGTACAATACGCTGCTTTGCACCATTGACGAGGTGCGCGAAAACGATAAGCGGTATGAGGTGAACGATAAGATCCGCGACGTGCTGACAGAACCACGGTTTGAAGTGAACCGCAAATATGGCAGCAAAAAGACGATGGATATTTATACCGGCTTTCTGTTCTACACCAACCACTTCGATGCGCTGGCGCTACCGGAGGAAGACCGCCGTATCGCCGTGCTTGGTGGCCCTGATTTCGCTGCAAGCGAGGAGCACTACGCCAGCCTGTATGGCGCGCTGAGCGACAGTGACTTTATCGCCCAGGTGTACTGGTATCTGATGGGTGTTGACCTGTCCCGCTTCAACTGGCAGCGCGCACCTGAGACGAAAGAACGCCTGTTGATGATTGAAAGTAATAAGAGCGACGTTGAATCTGCACTTATCGAAATCCTGAATAACCCGCCAGCGCCTGCAATGACATACCAGCAAATCGTTAACGTGATACTGGCAGAAGCAGGAATGGATGTAGAAATTAACCAGAAGCATATTACTCGCGTTTTGAAAGAAAGAACAAAGCGGGAACCTGTACGCGTAAAAATTGACGGGTTCACAAATAGATTTTGGTTACTTGAAAAAAATCGCGAGTTCAGCAACGAGGAATTACGCGAAATATATAAAACTTGCGATATTTTGCAATCTGGATTGTAAGCGGGTGTCAGATGGGTGTCAGATAAAGATAGATCTGACACCTGCTAAAAATCAATAAAATCAATTGGAAGCAGTGGAAAGGTGTCAGGTGTCAGCAGAATTTAAAACTATGTACACGAGAACTTATATTTTAGGTATTATAAGGTCCCTTATGTATATAGAACTAAAGCCATCTGACACCTGACACCTAAAATAGGGTTAGGCCTTATGCGGCGCGCTTTACAGACGGTGTCAGTTAGCTATTTACCTGACACTTAACTGACACCTTAGAAATAAACATGAAAATATTTGCAAATAACTAAACGGAGTAAACAACATGAAAGTTTCAGGATTAAAAAACCACATTGACGGAAATAACGAAATCACTTGTCCACGTTGTGCTAACAGCAGTGTGTTTATTCGTAATGTCGCCATGCGAGCGCACGAAAACGGTATGACTGTAGAGATTGATTTAGGCTGCACAAACTGCGATGACAAATTCCAGCTTGAGTTAACCGACGGCACTAATACCAGTGTTTACGGTTATCTAAAAATCGAGGAGTAACAACCATGCGCGCACGCCAGAAGCTCAATAAAATCGCTCTCTATGCTCGCGCGTGCGCGCGTTTTGCGAGGTGAACTATGCCAGTTGTCGCAACGTTCAAAACAGACTGGTTCCGGGTGATTAACGACATCACGCGCAGCGGCATTCCCCTGCAGGAGATTGCCAGAGAGCTCGACGTGTCGAAGTCTGCTATCATCGGCTGGAAGCAGGGCGCAGCACCGAACCACCACACGGGCGAAGCGCTGATAGACTTCTGGTGTTACGTCACACAGCGCCCGCGCTCAGAGCTTCCGGCGCAGGTCACATCACGGCGATTCGTTTACGCCTGGCGATCGAAGCGTCTGACACCATGAAAACATGCAAAAACAGGGCGTTCATCGGTTAAAAACGCTATGCAAAAACCGCCCTGTTTTATGCACGATTTATGCAGTCCATTTTCACCACTTCCCGCCAGTAAACCGCAACAAATAACCGCTTCACGCATTTAACGTAATGAGTCCACTTTTGCTGGTGCGCGCAACGTCCATTATGTTAAATCGGCCCTGTTTTTAACAAATCTTCCATTTGGTCGGGATCCCGACCGCCACCCCGTTTCACACTTACGGCTCAATCATCACAGGAGCCAACACAATGGGCCGACCAAAGAAAACCGTCGAAGTACCAGGGCAGGAACCTGAAACGGGCACTGAGCAGCAGACGGAAGCAGAGAACCGCCTTACCGCGGCTGAGATCCAGACGCTTAATGCAGACGGCCAGCGCGCAGAACAGGAAGTTATCCAGCAGCGCGTTGCCAGTCTGCTGGACGATGCCGCACTTTCTGAGCGCAATACTCTGCTGGGTACCATCAACGAGCAGGGCGCGGCCATCATCGCCCGCTTTGAAACGCTGGGTTACACCGACCTGGCTGACCAGCAGCTGACCGACAATCTCGAATTCCTCCAGCTCGTCAAAAAAGCCACCACGGCGGAGCCCGCAGCGCCGCTCGGCTACGTGACGAACGAAGAGGGCAAGCCTCAACCTGTGACGGGTAAGCCCGTTCTGACTGAGCACGGCTGGCACGTTCCGGGCTAAGAGGGGGAATCGTTATGTGTGGAGGCGGAGCACCAAAGGTCACGCAGACCGACCCGCAGGCCGAAGCGGATGCAGCTGCCGATGCAGCAGCAAAAGCGGCAAACGCAGATGCAGCAGCGCGCAAGAAGCGCAAGAAAGGCTCGTCCCTTCTCGCCAGTGGTGCAGAGGGTGCAGCTGATTCGGGCAGCTCTCTGCTGTCCTCTGGTGCGCAGGCAGCGCAGCAGAAAAACACTCTGGGGGCGTAACTGATGGATGAACTCGCCGTTAAGCTGATTAAGCGTTCCGACACGCTGAAAGCCAACCGCCAGCAGCATGAAAGCGTCTGGCGCGAGTGCTATGACTACACCTATCCGCTGCGCGGCGCGGGATTCTCTGACGAAGTGCTCGATGCTCAGAGCGCAAAACACAAGGTGGCGAAGCTACTGGACGGCACCGCCACCGACAGCGCACGCATGCTGGCCTCTGCGCTCATGTCCGGCATGACCCCGGCGAACGCGCAATGGCTGAACCTCGACAGCGAATCTCTGCCGGACGACGCCAAAGCCTGGCTGTCTGAGTGCGCCACGCTGGTCTGGGAAAATATCCACGCCGCCAACTTCGACGCCGAAGGCTACGAGGCGAATCTCGACGTGGTGTGCGCTGGCTGGTTCGTCCTGTACATCGACGAGGACCGGGAAGAGGGCGGCTACACCTTCCAGCAATGGCCGCTGGCGCAGTGCTATGTCACGTCCACCCGCAAGGATGGCATCGTGGACACGATCTACCGCCGCTACCAGCTGACCGCAGAGCAGGCCATCAAAGAATTCGGCGCGGACAAGGTCAGCGAGAAGATCCGCGACGCGGCGAAGAAAAAGCCCGACGATAAATTTGATTTCCTGCACTGCATTTTCCCGCGTGAAACCTACATGGTCGATGCCCGCCTGGCGAAGAACATGCGCTTTGCATCGTACAACGTCGACGTGAGCAACAAGCAGATTGTGCGCGAATCTGGTTATCACGAATTCCCGTGCTGCGTGCCGCGCTGGATGAAAATCCCCGGCGGTTCCTACGGCATCGGCCCGGTGTACGACGCGCTGCCGGACTGCAAAGAGCTGAACGAAACCAAACGCATGGAGAAAGCCGCGCAAGATCTGGCTATCTCCGGCATGTGGATTGCCGAGGATGACGGCGTGCTCAACCCGCGCACGGTCAAGGTTGGCCCGCGCCGTATCATCGTGGCGAACAGCACCGACAGCATGAAACCGCTGCTGACAGGCGCAGATTTCCAGGTAGCGTTTACCGCAGAAGACCGCCTGCAGGCGTCAATCCGCAAAATCATGATGGCCGACCAGCTGCAGCCGCAGGACGGTCCAGCCATGACCGCCACCGAAGTGCATGTGCGCGTCGCGCTGATTCGCCAGCTGCTTGGTCCGGTGTATGGCCGGTTCCAGGCTGAATATCTCCAGTTGCTGGTGGTGCGCTGTTTTGGCATTGCATTCCGCGCTGGCGTCTTCTCCCCGCCGCCTGAGAGCCTGCAAAACGCCAATTTCAATGTGCGTTACATCTCGCCTCTGGCACGCGCCCAGAAGCTGGAAGACGTAACGGCAATCGAACGCCTCTGCGCGAACGTGGCAAACCTCGCGGGCATCAGCCAGGACGTTGTTGACCTCATCGATACCGACGAAGCCACTCGCGTTGTGGCTGAGGCTCTCGGCGTTCCGGCAAAAGTAATTCGCTCATCCGATGCGGTGGCGGATCTCCGCGACCAGCGCCAGAAAGCACAGCAGCAGGCCGCTCAGCAGCAGCTCATGATGCAGGCGGGAACTGAGGCTGCAGGAGCCGCAGGGCAGACAGCAGGCGCGGCAATAGGACAACGACTGGCAGGTAATCAATGAGAACCAAAGAGGCTACACCCGCAGATTACAAGCGGATTTTTGAAGAAATGCCAGGCGGTGCGCCTGTGCTGGAAGAACTTACCAGGCGCTTCGGTCGCGAAGCGTACGTGAAAGGCGGTACCGAAGGTGACCGCGAAACATGTTACCGGGCCGGACAGCGTTCTGTGCTCGATTTCATTCTCAGTCAGATCAACAGAGCCGATGGAGTAGAAGACGATGTGGAAGCTTAAACACTTATTCATGAACGCTGAGCAGGGCGCAGAACTGCCAGGCGGCGGTAACGGAGGTGGTGAAGATGGCGGCAATAATCCTGGTGCTGGCGAACCTTCTGGTAATTCTCTCCTCAGCACAGGCGCGGGCGAACCGGGTGCTAATGACTGGCTACCTGAGAAATTCCGCGTTATGGGCGAAGACGGAAAGCTCAGTATTGAAAGCTCTGCCCGCAAATTGGCGGAAAATTACACTCACCTTGAAAAACGCATGGGTAGCGGCGACGCGCCGCCGAAAACGGCAGATGAGTATGCACCTAAGGTAGAGGTCGAGGGATTCAACTGGGAAGAATTCAAAGCCGACCCGCGCATGCAGGGCTTTATGAAAACTGCGCACGCCAAAGGCATCACCAACGATCAGATGAGCTTTATCCTGGGCGAATACGCACAGCGCGCTCCTGAGCTGGTGGGTGGCGCCGCTGCGCTGGATTCGGAAGCGGCCACCACGCAGCTGCGCGAAGTGTGGAAGACTGACGCAGAGTTTAAGCAGAACATCGGTCTGGCTTTCCGCGCGTTCAACTCTCTGGCGGACGACGCCGATAAAGGCCGCATTGACGAAATCGGCAATAACCCGATGGTTATCCGCATGCTTGCTAAAGTCGGTGCTGAAATGCAGGAGGATGCGCCAGCGGGCGGCGATGTGAACCTCGAAGAGCAGCAGACCATTCGCGACCTGATGAAATCTCCGGCCTACATGGATCCAAAACACGCCGACCACGAACGCGTATCTGCGAAGGTCAAAGCGTATTACCAGCGTCGTTACGGCGATCAAACCGTAGCGTGACATGTCACGACAACTTAAAACGAGGAAAGACCAGTGAGCGAAGCAAAACCACAAGATGGTAGTACCGTTAAGGGATATCGCAGCCTGACCGAGACGGAAATCGGCGCAATGAACGATCTGAAAGCTATTAGCCGTAATTTCCTGGCTGAGATTGAAATGCTGTCTACCAACAGTGAATACGATCGTCGTTGGTTAGCCATCGCGAAAACCGATATGCAGACTGCATGCATGGCGGCCTGTCGTGCCGTTGCTCGCCCTGATGCGGATTGCTAACTCCTCAGCACTCTAACAAAAAGCCAGCCTAACCCGCTGGCTTTTTCATTTGGTCGGGATTCCGACCGCGCACCTCGCTAACAATCTCCCCACAACCAGCCCGGCGGGGACGCCGGATAACTGAATTTTCCCGCAGTGCGTACGCGCCACGCGCATTGTGTTAATCGGGCCGGGCAACCGACAACCCAGCAGGCGATATTTTCTGGAGTGATTGTTATGTCATTTGATACCAATAAGAACATGATCACCGCTGCGTTTATCACGCAGTTTCATGATTCTTTCGAAATCGCCGCGCAGCAGAAGGATTCCCGCCTGCAGGCTGCGGTAAACGACCGTGGGATGATCACCGGCGAAGCGTTCACCATTAACGATATGGGCACCATCGAAATGACGCAGATCACCACGCGTTTTGGTGACACCGTATGGGACCTGCCAGACGCTGGCACCCGTAATGCGTTGATGGCGGACTACGCTGTATTCGTGCCAGTTGAAAAACGTGACCTGCGTAAACTGCTGGCCGACCCGCAGGGTCCATATCTGCAGCTCACCCTGGCGGCCTCCAACCGCAAAAAAGACGATGTTGTTTATCGTGCTCTGCTCGACCCTGTGATGCGTAAAACGTCCAGCGGCGGTGCGTACGCACCGGTGGCGCTGCCTGCGTCGCAAAAAATCGTTGCTGGTGGCACGGGCATGACCAAAGCCAAGCTGATCGCCGCGAAAGCGATGTTCCGCCGCAACGAGTGCGATGAGCAGAACGGTGAAGAACTGTATATCACCTACAACGCCGACATGCTGACGCAGATCCTCAGCGATACCACGCTGACTTCTGCCGACTTCATGGCGGTGAAAATGTTGCAGGAAGGTGCTGTGTCCGGAAACTGGCTTGGTTTTAAGTGGCTGGCTTACGAAAAACTGGATTCTGCGACCGCAGGCGATCCGGCCGTGACCACCAAAACCGCCGTCGCATGGTGTAAATCCGCTGTGCATTTCGGTACCGGCGCTGAGTACAGCGTTGATATCGGCCCACGTCGCGATAAAAACAACACCATTCAGATCTCTGTTGATGCGTCTTATGGTGCTGGCCGTGCCAACGAGAAAAAAGTCGTCGCCATCGATTTTGTTGCTTAATGCCGCTGGTGTGTTTGCCGGGGACTACCCCCGGCCTTTTTTCATCTGAGGTTCTGCCATGACTTCGAGTGTATCGATCTGCTCAAACGCACTTCTGGCGCTGGGTGCTCACCCGATAAATGATTTCGACGAAGACACGATCATGCCCGTCTTTGCGCAACCTTGTACCCTACTGTCCGCAATAAATTACTCCGCGCTCACCCGTGGAACTGCGCGATAAAACGCGTTGTGCTCTCACCTGTCAGTGCCGCGCCTGTCTCGGGTATGGTTATCGTTTTCTTTGCCTGGCGACCTGATTCGCGTTCTCTCTGTTGGCGAACTACGTGACGATATTGATTACCGGATTGAGGGAAGCCGACTGCTGGCTAACGTCGATGTGATTCGCCTGCGTTATATCTTCGTAATGAGGACGAGTCCACATGGATGCCGCGCTGGTGGATGTTGCTGAAATGACGATGCAGTCCAAGCTGGCGTATGCAGTGACCGGGTCCACCAGCCTGCGCGATAGTCTGGCGCAGGAGGCCTCATTCCTGCTGAAACAGGCAAAAGCCGTCGATGGCCAGGAAGAACCGCCGGAAGAGCTGGGCGGCTATCCAACTTATGAGTCGAGGTTCTGACATGCGCGCGAACCTTATAAAACCAATTTTACAGCTGGCGAAGTTTCCCACGTTTGATGGGGCGCGTTGATATTGCCCGCTACGCCAACGGCGCGAAGATTATCGAAAACGCGGTAGTGGTCGTGCAGGGTGGTGTTGTCCGCAGACCTGGTACCCGCTTTGCGGCGGCCACGAAATTCGGCAATAAAAAATCACGTCTTATTCCCTACGTGTTCAACCGGTCTCAGGCTTACATGCTGGAGTTCGGCGACGGCTACATGCGTATTTATCAGAACGGTAAGCAGCTGGTTAACGGCGACAATACGCCTTATGAATCGCAGCCCATACACGCCGATATGTTGGCTGCCGTGAATTATGTCCAGGGCGCTGACACCATGTTTCTGGTTCATCAGTCTGTGAAGCCTCACCGCCTCCAGCGCCGTGGTCCAAACAGACTGGGTGCTTGAACCGGCACCGTTCATCGTTGAGCCATTCGACGAGGTGCGCGACTACACCGCAGAAATGGTGTAAGCCATCCGTCAAAGAGTTCGTGGGCTCTGAAATTACGCTGACCCTGAGCGATGCGGAACCGGGAGACACCCAAATCCACCATTCACTGGCGCGGGCTGGGTTGCTCAGGATGTGGTTCCTACGTTCGCCTTAACGGCGGTCTGGTGCTGATTAAAAGCATCACCAGTGCTCAGATTGCCGTCGGTACCATTCGCAGCGACCTGACGGCAACGCAGGCGGCATCGCCAGGATCATGGACGCGTGAGGACACAGTCTGGACCGATGAATTTGGTTACCCCGGCGCGGTGACGCTATACCAGCAGCGCCTTGTCCTGGCGGGTTCGCCAAAATATCCGCAAACAATCTGGTGGAGCGAAACGGGCGTTTATCTGTCCTTTGAGATTGGCACCGAGGATGATGACGCGATCAGCTTCACGCTGTCTTCAGACCAGCTCAACCGATTGTGCATCTGGCGCAGATGAATACCCTGATTGCGCTGACATACGGCGGCGAGTTTACGATCACCTCCGCAACGATGCAGCTATTACCGACCAATATCTCGGTGAAAAATCCGAGCCCGTACGGCTGCAACGGGATCCGCCCGGTGCGCGTTGGTACCGAAATCATGTTTGTGCAGCGCGCTGGCCGCAAACTCTACGCGGTAGCGTACGACCCGGACAGCTTTGTTTCCTATTCCGCCAACGATAAGGATGGTATCGAGGCGGTACAACCGTTCTACGATTCGTACGGCAGGCCGATGCGCTGGAAACCGTTACTGGAAGAGTGGGCGCCATACAAAAAAATGCAGGAAGAGCGCGAAGAACATGATCGCAATGAGTTGCAACGCGGTCAGGATATTCGCGGGTTCAAAGATAAACACCGCGCGCTCGATGAACAATATAAACGTCTGCATAACGAGCGTATGGACAGGGTTAAAAATTACTTTTCGTGGAGCACTGAATAATGCCGGTATACGCCACTCCTGAAGAACTGAATAACGGATTCACTCCGGCGGGTAATGTTCTGGCAGCACCTACAGGATTTGATGTGCCTTTACCCGAAGGTACCAACCCTGAGCCTCAACAGGATGAGCCCTCTGTCTGGGGGCAGCATTTCGCCAGAATAACCTGCTTGGCGAAATGTTCCGCCCGGCCAAACAGTTTGAGCCGGTAGAGGGTTATAACCCTTATGCGGATAAAACCGAGCTGCACGGGTACGAACAGTGGGGCTCGGCGTTTGCTGATTCCCGATCGCCGGAGGAGACCGCCTGGCTGAAACAACAGATTGACGACGAAAACGAGGACCGCAGGGTACTTTCCGAGGCTGGCGGCGAAGGTGTCCTCGCCAGCATTGCAGCCGGAGTGGTAGACCCTGTCACCGTAGCTTCCATGTTTATCCCCGGTGCGCAGGGCGGCGCGGTTGCCCGTATCGCGTCGCAGGCTGCAATCGGTGCAGCTGCAACAGCAGCGAGCGAGGTTGTGCTGAATAATCAGCAGATAACACGCACGTGGGGGGAAAGCGCCTCCCACGTCGCAGCGGGTGCGTTGATGAGCGGCGTATTCGCTGCTGCCGGGGCTGCTTTATCGCCATCTGTTCGCACTGCGGCCACGCGCGAAGTGGCTGACGCGCTCGATAATATGAGCATCACGTCAGCGACGGACACAGCTGCTGCCTCGCTCCCCGAAGGGGGCAGCGTCGGCGCGGCGAGAATCAGTGAGGCAACGCTCGAGGATCTCACTCCTGCAGCTGGCGGTCCGGTTGGTAAACTGGCACGCAAGGCGGGCAGTTATCTGACGCCGTTCACCCGTCTTTATGGAGTCACCGTCCAAAACCTCCCGCCGTACGGCGCTGGAGCTGGCAGAAAATAACTACACACTGCAGGGTAACGCCCGGGGTATTGAGACACCCGTCGCGGCAGAAACCCGCGTTCGCGGGTGGCGTCGTGAAGAGGCCGCCGTCGTGGTGACGAACAAGCAGGCCTACAGCCAGTATAAAGCCGCTGGCGGTGACCTGAGTTTTTCCAGTTCCGTGAGGAAGTCGGTAACGCCATGCGCAGTGGCGATGTGCATGCTAACCCGGTGGTGCAGGAAGCGGCGCAGGCAATGCGCACCGTGGTTAACCGGGTGAAAGTGGCTCAGCAAAAGCTTGGCCTGCTGCCGCCGGACGAGGAACTGAAAGCCATCGGCCAGGAAAGCTATTTTCCCCGCGTGTACAAAGTCGGCAAGATCGTCAACGAGCGTGATAAATTCCGCGAGATGCTGGTCGACTGGTGGTCGCGCGGCGAAAAAACCATGTCCCGCGAAGAGGCGGAAATTACTGCTGATGCCACGATCAATAAAATCGGTCGGCGCAAAAATTCCTCAGGATTTTGCGAACGTCTTTATGGTGAAAGCGGCAGGCAGCACCCGTCGCGTACGCTCCAGCGTTCCCGATCGTCTGATGAAAGATTATCTGGAGAGCGACGCCAATTATGTACTCGCAGCGTCATATCCGCGAGGCGTCAGCAGAGGTTGAGCTGACGCGCGCATTCGGTAACAAATCGCTGGAAAAGCAGCTCAAGGATATTCAGGATGAATACGATGCGCTGATGCGTCAGAACCCCAAAGACCAGGCGAAGCTGGCGAAAGCCCGCGATAACGATATTCGTGATATCACTGCGCTGCGCGACCGTCTGGCGGGTACCTACGGCATGCCGGACGATCCATCATCATTTTTCGTACGTGCTGGCGCGTTCCTTCGCAGCGCTAACTTTGTTACCAAGCTGGGCGGTATGACCGTTTCCGCTATTCCTGATCTCGCCCGCGGTGTGATGGTTAACGGGTTTGGCAATACCATGCGCGGCTACTCTGCGCTGATAACCCGGTCGCCGGCATTCAAGGCCAGCCGGGCCGAACAGTTAAAAATGGCCGTCGGGCTGGAAAACCATCCTGCATACCCGTGCGCGTACGATGGGTGACCTGGTAGACAGTTCCGCCCGCACTACAGCGGTAGAAGCGGGAATGGAGCGCGTCACCGATGCGTTCGGCAAGCTCACGCTGATGGGCCACTTCGACGATATGAACAAATCGGTAAACGGGATGATCACCTCCGACGGCATTTTGTCCGGCGCGTTCGCTGGCCGCCGCCTTGCCAAGCTCGGCATTAACGACAATATGGCCGCGCGTATCCGCAGCGAATTCGAAAAGCACGGCGAGGTAATCAATGGCTGGCATATCGGCAATTTTGAAAAATGGGACGATCAGCATGTGGCTGGTGTCTTCCAGTCGGCGGTGCTCAAAGACGTTAACAATACCGTTATCACACCGGGGATCGGTGATACACCACTGTGGGCCAGCACGCCGCTGGGTAAAACTATCTTCCAGTTTAAATCGTTCGCTACCGCGTCCTACAACCGCGCAACGCTGGGCGGCCTGCAGGAGGGAACCGGCCAGTTTTATTACGGTACCGCTTTCCAGATTGGCCTCGGCGCACTGACGTACGCACTTAAACAATCTGCAAATGGTAAAGAGGTTGACTGGTCGCCTCAGAAACTGGCCATTGAGGGTATCGACCGATCCGGTATTCTCGGCCCGCTGATGGAATATAACAACATGGCAGAAAAAGCCTCCGGCGGTATGGTGGGGCTGGGTGCACTGCTCGGTACCGGAACGCAGTCACGTTATGCCAGCCGTGGTTTTATTGGCTCTGCGCTTGGTCCAACGTTCGGCCTGCTCGATACCGTTACCGATGTGACCGCTGGCGTGCTCAACGGTGATGCTGGCGATCGGGTACTGCATAACGTGCGTACGCTGCTGCCGGGTAATAATCTTTTCTGGATAGCGCCGCTGATAAATCAGGTTGACCCCGGCATGCGGTAATCGGTCGGGATTCCGACCTCTGGACTGCTCCATCATAGCCCTGTATTCACTACGGGGCTTTTTTATGCATCAGGATTACAAAACACGCCTTACCGCACTGAGTGATAAACTCACCGACGTGGTGCTCGAAGAAGCCGATCCGGAAAACTGGCCGGGGGCGGGGAAGAAACCGAGCGAACTGACCAAGGATGAACGCGGCGATCGCTACTGGGATAAGAAGAATGCAGCCGCATCGCTGACGCTGCTGATTAAGGTGCACTCCCTGATTGGCATGCAAACGCGCGGCGGTACGCCATCCGATAATCCAGGTCAGGATGATGAAGCCTTTGCGCTGGGCCAGCAGGTTTCAAAAGCTGAGCGAGAGGCGGCCGCCATTATTGAGCGCCTGCAGAAAGGGAAAAAATGATTTCGTTCCTCGCCTTCTTTTTAATGTGGGCGGAGCGAATGAACTGGGACGTTCCGGACTGCCACTATCAGGCCTGCCACTGGCTGGAGCATCGCGGAAACCTCGCGGTGCTTCGTTGTTTCCGTGGTTTCGGTAAATCAACGATCCTTGCGGTCTATAATGCCTGGCGATACTACTGCGATCGTCAGTACCGCATTCTTCACCAGTCGGAATCAGACGGAACCGCGTATAAAACCAGCCGTGACACTCAGAACGTCCTGCGTAATCATCCGCTGACCAAAGGCATGCTCCCTGACGGGCAGGGAACCGTTGAGCAATGGTGGGTTAATGGCGCGCTGGATTTACGTAACGGCAGCATGTACGCAAAAGGCATCCTGTCTAACGTAACTTCGGCGCGCGCCAACGAATGCCAGAACGACGACGTGGAGGTACCACGTAATATCCAGACTCCGGAGGCGCGCGAAAAGCTGCGCTATCGACTGGGAGAGCAAACCCACATCCTGATCCCCGGCGGCCGCAAGCTTTATATCGGTACACCGCACACACATGACAGCCTTTATGATGAGGTGGAGTCTATGGGGGCCGACTGTCTTACCATCCGGTTATTTGATAAAGAAAAGCGCATTGAAGCGAAAGAGGCCTCGCAGCTGCGCTACGCCGTGCCTTTTCGCCCGGATTATGTTTTTGCTGGCATCCACAAGGCGGCGCGGCTGTTGGTCGAAAATGTGGATTATAAGCTGACCGCCGACGGCGTTGAGTTTGCGGCCGCACCGGACACGGTTATCGATTTTTATGCAGACTGCGCCTGGCCTGAACGGTTCACCCGTGAAGAAATGGAAAACCGCCGCAAAGAAACCCGCACGATTAACGAGTGGGATAGCCAGTATCAGCTGCACAGTAAACCCGTTGGAGACGTTCGCCTCGACCCTGACCGCATCCGGGAATACAACATTCATCCTCAAATTCGCTATGCGAACCGTACGGCTTCGCTGTGGCTGGGTAACGTGCAAATCGTTGGTGCGGTCGCCTGGTGGGATGTGGCAACCGGTAAAGTTAAGGCCGACGCCTCGGCGTTCTCTCTGATACTTACCGACGCACGCGGCCACCTGTACTGGCATGTCTGCCAGGAGCTTACGGGGGAGCTGGCCGAATTCGACGACAACGACAAAATCACTGGCGGCCAGGTGGCGCAGATAAAAGAGTTGGTGCTCAAATATCAGATCCCGGTTGTGTGCGTTGAGGTAAACGGACCCGGCAGCTTCGCGGGTAAATTGCTGCGTCAGGCGCTCAAGGGTACCAGCTGTGGTGTTCGGGAAGAATTCAGCATCACTAACAAGCAGAAACGTATCCTTGACGCGTTTGAAGCGCCGCTGTCGTCGCGATTCCTGTGGGCACATACTGACGTGCTCGACGGCCCTGTGTACGACCAGATGCGTGACTTTAACCCGGCGTTGACCAACCAGCCGGACGACTTTATAGACTCTGGCGCGGGAGCAATAAGTCAGACCCCTGTACGCATCGGGAAAGTGGTCGGGATTCCGACCGGGCATGCGCGCGAAGATTGGCAGTTAAGTGACGGAGATCATCTGGTCGACGTCGATTACTAACCTGCCAGAGGTTTCCCATCATGTCGGTACCGAACCAGACTCCGTACATAATTTACAACGCTAACGGTCTGACGACCGTTTTTCCCTTCGAATTTTATATTATCAACGCCAGTGATATACAGGTGACCATTAACGGGACACCGGTCACCAGCGGTTATAGCGTCTCGGGTGCGGGCAACGTCGGTGGCGGAGATGTCATTTTTATCACTCCACCCGCCAACGGTTCTGTCGTGATGCTGGAGCGCGTGGTACCAACATACCGGCTCACAGATTACCAGGACAACGGCGACTTATTGGCTGATACGGTTAATAAAGACTTTGATCGTCTATGGATGGCTATTCAACGGTCATTTATTTATCTTGGGCTGGCACTTCGCCGGCCGCTTTTCGGTGGTCCATTTAATGCCGAAGGGTACCGGATTGAAAAGCTTGCGGATCCGGTGAACCCTCAGGATGCCGCTACAAAAAATTATATCGATAATTTCAGCCTGGTTCGCACTTTGCGAGTGCCTGAAAGTTCGATTGGTATGCTGCCAGGAGTGTCTGGCAGGCGAAACCTGCTTCTTGCTTTTGATAGTAACGGTAACCCCATAACGGTCCTGCCTGAGAGTGGTAGCGCAGCTGACGTTCTCATTTTATTAGCTGAGCTGGACGGTCTGAGGCGGATCGGCACGAAAGTTAATTATGGGATTCCGGCAGGGTCTTCACTGACAGAGGGGCTTACATTCGCATTTGATAATGTAAAAGGCTGGCTTCGGGTTGGCGGGGCTGACGTTTTGCCGCTGGATGATGAGAGAAACTTCTGGCGCGGTCTTCCAGATCCTAAAAATTCATGGTGGAACCCTGCTCTGATTGGGGATTATTCGGTTTCATTTAACCGTAATGGTGCTGCTTACGCAGTTTACTCATCTACTTTCGGGCATGACTGCGTTACTTATGGTGTTGCCTCATTAGCTGGTGGTGCCGGTAGTGCTTCTGGTGATCCGGATAACCCAATCAACCCATCCGAATCTCAGGGATATTGCTCATTTGCCTTCGGGAAAAATGTTATCGCCCTTGGCGCAAAATCTGCGGCTTTCTGTGAAGAAAGCGATGCTTTGTCTCGAGCTGCATTCGCTGCGGGTTACAGAACGCAGGCGCGTAAAGGGCTAAGCACAGACCCGGGCGGTGAGGCGAGCGACGGTATCGGAGCTACAGCTTTAGGTGAGAATACTCGAGCTGCAGGTGATGGGGCCTTTGCCGCAGGGAAAAACGTTCAGGCTTACGGTGGCTCGATTGCGATTGGGAGTGGTATCAATGACGGTAATCCAGCAGTCAATTCACATAAAGACTCAGTGATGCTGTTTGCAAAATCGCTTATTCCAGGTATTGCCGTTGTACCTGGTGGCGGCGGGCTGGGGGACCCCTCGCGTGTAGGGGTGCACACAAAATACCCTAAAGAAATCGTGGACGTCGTACTGGAAGGGGGAGGCCGCGCAGCCCTCAGAATACCAGGGACAGGAACTGGTAAGCTCTTGCTGCAAGGGACAGATAACAACGGCAATCCACTTACTATCGCGACGCTTGAATGGACAAGTGCCAATGGTGGTAGCGCAGTAGGAACCCTGAAAATCAATATGAACAATGATGCTGCATGTATTGAGCTATCGACCGCTGGAATGGTTGCGCTAAAGAACGTTAAAACACTGGGTGAAATATCTGGTGCCCCGGCGGGCACCATTTACAAAGACGCTTCTAACTTCCTTAAGATTGTTTAAGAGAAGTCATCGCCAAGGAAGGCGGTGAGTAGCGCCTCGGCTATTACTCTGTGACCAAAATCACCAGGGTGATTTACCCCATTTCCTGTTATTGCCCATATATTCTTGCGTTTCAGAATCTGATTCCACACATCTGTAATATCTATGAAGGTGGTGCGCTCATATTTTTTTGAGAGTCCTCTCAGCCCCTTCCTGTATCCTTCAAAGTACTCTTTCTTAGGCAATACCCATTCTGGGTTTGGGCGTGTTGGTGACATTAATACGATTCGCGCATGGTTATTTTTGGTTTTAATGTCTTTGATAAGCTTTTCAATGTTAGCAACGAATGTTTTAGGTTCTATATCATTGCTGTCATTCACGCCAAATGCAATCACATACACATCTGAATCAAACTTTAGCATTCGACCAGTTTCATCGCTAACTGCATTAGCACTGTTCCATCCTGGTACAGATGGATTGTACCACTGCACATCCCCGCCACGAATCATCGCAAGGTACGCTGAAGTAAGGTCAGTAAAAGGTGGTTGGTTGGGAGCGGAGTAGATCCCAGTAGCATTTGCGCCAAACGTTATGCTATCCCCGAAGTAAGTTATCTTTAGGTTTTTCTTATCTTTAATTATTTTTCTCAGGTCTGTAATGCTACCACTCATTAAAAGGCGCATACTTTCATTTTTTTTGTATGACACAGACATCTGATGGAATGGATATTCAAGTGTGACTCTTACGTTAAAATCCTTATCTTCTTTATCCGGCTTGCTGAAACCAACAGGTGCAAGGTCAACGGTTGTTGAAGAAGGGAACGACACATGATCGCCATGGACGGAAAAATCTTTACCGGCAACTAAAAGTTTGCCTGTCATCTGATTAAACATCATCACTGGACCTTCAGGAGTAAAAAGCAACCCTTCGTTCTTGTATTCCTTGGATGCATAAACCATGTCCGAATAAACATAATGACCACCAAAGAATGAAGGGTGGATGTTGAATTTATTAACGACATAATTGCTGCAAGAATCATCATTGCACGTTGTGTATTTATCAGCCAGCGCTGGAAGCTCCGCGCTAGCGGAAAGAGAAATAAACAGGCATGCAAGTATCTTTAAGTGTTTCATTTAGCTTTTCCGTATGCTTTTTTCTTTATCCAGCCATTAACAGGCTTTTCAATAAATTTGTAGCAGGCAAGGGCGATAACCTGACAGTAGATGTAATAGACGATTACATAAGGCACGATGCTAACAGTCTTATCGAGGCCAAACTGTGTCCAGATAAACAGAAATACCGGTGCTGAGATACCGTGAGACAGATACAGGCTGTACGAGGAATCGCCAAGCAGCAGGAAAGAGCGGTTATGAGGAATGACCCCCTCAAGGCTCAGAGCCGACCAGACAATCACGAACGCCGGGATGCCCCATGTGAGCAGCCGGGAATAATCGTTATAAGCGAAAACACCCGAGTTAGCGAACGCAAAAAGCGGAAAGAAAGAAGCGATGCCCACCCACGCTAGCCACTTCGGCAGTACGCATCCTGCGGAATACATACGGTACAGATACATGCCAAGGATAAATTCGATAAACATCTGGCTGGATAGCGTTACCAGAACCTTACTTTCGCCATGAACCAGAGCATTGCCAGCACCGAAAACTACAAGAGCGCAGACTGAATAAAACTCGAGTGAGTTGGCTTTTTTAATACCAATCGCAAGCAAGCCAGCGAGTAAGAAATAGAACAAGAATTCAAACTGTAAAGTCCAGCCGATACCAAGAATAGGGGGCTTGTCGAAGTTCATGAACGTCATTGTTTTGACGAACCACATCATGTCCAGTCTCGAGCCATTAAAGATATAAGCAAAGTCTGCGGTTGGTTGAGAAATGACGCCAGAGTCAACAAACCATGATATGCATATGACCACCAGCGTTGCTACAAGGTACAAAGGCCATATGCGAGTGATGCGGCGTTTAATGAACCCCACCGGCGTTAACTTCGGCATCATGCCATCATTATAGAGCCCGCCGTAAATGATGTACGGCATGATAAATCCGCTGATGATGAAGAATATATCCACACCGACACCACCCAGGTTTGTTATCTGAGGCGTGATGCCGTAAACAGCTAAGTTGGCATATGCATATATCACGAGGAAAGCAGCAAGAAACCGCAAATACTGAATGTTGGCAATCATGAATAAGATCTAATTATTAAGAAGGGGGAAAAGTATACCAACGAACCCGAAGCAGTTCATTACCTTTCATATGGTCAGGATTCCGACCTTAGCCTAACCATACTCTTGCGGGACTACATAAATTTCCCTCCGGGGTAAGGTTTGGGGATGAATCCGCAAAACAACTGGCTGTCCTGGATCGGCAATGGGTTAACCACCCTTGCAGCTTATCTCGGCATTACCACTCTTGATTTAACATATCTCGTGCTTGCAGTTCTCGGTTTCCTGCTCTCGTTTCTTGGCTGGCTTGACCGCCGGGCAAAGATTAAAGCTGATCGCCACGCATCCGCAGAACGTCTGGCATTAGACCGCCAGCGAACAAGAGCGGTTATCGAGTTCCTGAGCAAGTCGGATTCACACAACCTCGAACAAGCCGACGAAGTTGTCGCTAAAGTCCAGCGGGTGATGACTGAAACGGAGATTCAATCATGAATAGCCGGGCGAAACTAAGTGCCGCCGTTCTGGGGCTGGTACTCGCTGGTGCACCAGCATCGGTCATTCTCGATCAGTTCCTGAATGAGAAAGAGGGAAACAGTCTCACCGCGTACAAAGATGGCAGTGGCATCTGGACGATCTGCCGTGGTGCCACAATGGTTGATGGCAAGCCGGTGATACCGGGCATGAAAATGACGCAGGCGAAATGCGACCAGGTAAACGCCATTGAACGCAATAAGGCTCTGGCATGGGTAGACCGCAACATCAAGGTACCGCTGACAGAGCCGCAGAAAGCCGGGATTGCATCCTTCTGTCCGTACAACATCGGACCCGGCAAATGCTTCCCGTCAACGTTCTATAAGCGAATGAATGCCGGTGACCGAAAAGGTGCATGTGAGGCGATCCGCTGGTGGATCAAAGACGGGGGCCGTGACTGTAGACTGACCAAAGGCCAGAAGAATGGCTGCTATGGTCAGGTTGAGCGCCGGGATCAGGAAAGCGCGTTAGCGTGCTGGGGGATAGACCAGTGACGATAAAAGCAAAGCTGTTAGCACTGGCCGTTCTGCTGGCGTTTTTTGTCGGTACCTTTTATGTAGGTTACCTCAAAGGGTGGTATGCGCACAGCGAGCACGTTAACAGCCAGGCAAAAGCGAAGCAGAAGAAAGCTGAGAAAGCCGTCGCCATCGGCGAGCAGAAAGCGGCGGCGGCCAGTGCAGAGGGTAAAGTGATTTACCGGACCATTTACCGAGACGTGGTGAAATATGTTAACGACCCGAATCATGTTAAGTGTGATTTTGACGATCACGCTGTGCAGCTGCGTCAGCGAGCCCTCGACGCGGCTAACTCCATCAGCGGATTTGATGCAGGAGCCGTGCAAGGGAGCGAGTAAAGCTGGAACAGACAGCGACGAAGATCTGCAAGCAGACATCGAAACAGCGGAATGCCTGCGCCAGTTACGGCTGGATAAGTATCGTTGGCAAGCGTGGTACAGGGCTACGGAATAGCGTGTTTTGTTCCTCAATCGGGAGCGAAAACAAAACGGGTATCAATTCGGGTATCTATCTCATTGTTAAAAATAAATCACAGTAAATACATGTATTTATTTGCTGTGTTTTACTCCTATTATCGGCACCAGTCATTTCAAGTACTTATCTAAGATTTAATTAAACCACCTTCTCCTTTTAAGCCGTATTTGTGACATTTCGACTAATAGTTGAGTCTATTTTGCTTGCGTGTTCTGTTAAGTGTCCGGCTGAAAGATGAGCGCACCTCTGAACCATTTCGAGCGTTTCCCACCCACCCATCTCTTTAAGTGTAAGAAGGGACACGCCAGACTGAACCAGCCAGCTTGCCCTCGTATGCCTGTGGTCATGACAGCGGAAATTGCTAATGCCTGCCGGCTTTCGTTTCATCATGGGGCATCCATGCCATCCGTTTATCTAAGTCAACCAGTGACCATTCAAGACTCGTAACATTAGACCGGCGTAGCCCTGTTGTGATGGCGAATATTTCAACCGGAAAGAAGTAACGTGCTATCTCTTCAAACAGACGCTTCGATTCTTCCTCTGTAAACCATCTTATCCGCAACGATCCGGATCTGAACGAACAGGCAAAAAACCGCAGGGCAGGTGAAGCCCGGAACCCGGACACGCTCAAAGACTTTACCCGCTGGGTGGCAGCCGTAAGCGAGCAGGCCGCAAACATTCTCGATTACCTGAAGAATAAGCTCGCTCCGGTTAATCCCTTGGCAACTGATGATGTTCAGGGATTCATGCGTGACAGTGAAATGCGTCAGGCATTCGCCCGACTGGATCGCCGCAGCCAGGAAAAAATGCTGCTGTCGATGCACAGTGGAAAGCATCAGGAGCTGGCGAACGCTTTACTAAGGGCGCACGCAGTGTGTTCTGGACTCGATACGGAACAGCTAAAACGTCTCGGCTTCTCCCGTATCGCATCGGAGAACGGGCTGGTGATTAGCGCGGTTGCCGAGCTGGTCGATGCGGTAAGGAAAGACGTCGCACAAATTACAGCTGTCCGAACCTGGTATAACAATCTCCTTTACGGGAAGAACGACGATCCATCAGTAGTTCTGCCCCGTATGACAGGCCTTGATCAGTTAAGCGAACATGTCAGCGCGATGCTCAAAGGCAGCCAGCGCCAGATAAATTCAGAAGAGAAGCAGGCCGCCTGAGGGCGGCTTTTTTCTGCCCGGAGGGAAACATCACGATGCTGTTAAGTAAATCAGCCTACGCCAGGCATATGGGCGTCAGCCGGCAAACTGTTTACGGCTGGATAGCCCGCGGTGAAATTGTAATTTCAGGCGATAAAGTGGATGTCGAAGCATCGCAGGCTAAACAAAATTCTGCTGGTACTGGTACTGGTACTGGTACTGGTACTGGTGCTGGTGATCATCACAATGCAATGACGTGGGCGCAGGCCGCCGCGTGGGTATGGGGCATGACGGCGGGAAAGAGCTGCCGGCTGATATTAATGCTGGCCAGCGAATAGAGGCAGCAGCCGCTGAGCTGGGTTTTGATGTTCAGCACGAGCCCGATGAACAATTTCTGATTCTCTTCCGGCCGGATGAAGAAACCCACAGCTTCTATGGCAAAGACCGTGCAGCAGGCGCTTTACGGTTTCTTCGTTCTGAGCTGGCTTACGTTGCCACAATGCACCCCGATACGCCGGATGACTGGAACAAAACTGGTTTAATGTCACTCTGCCTGCTGGACGGCGAAAAACTGTAAACCCCCAGCCCCTCAAACTTGACACTTTTTCGCGAGAAACTGGGAAAAGTGTCAACCCAACCTAACGGATCCTGACGCCTACGAACAGCAGCTACAGCAGAAGTGTAAAGGGCTGGCGTTGAGATTTGTTGAGCCTTGGCTGTTAGCTTTTGTTCATCCTGATGCGAAGCAGGGCAGGTGTCAGCCTGTTATGGTTTGTTATGCCTTACCAGGGAAAACTAGGGGGAAAGTGTCAACCGCTACCGCTTCAGAAAACTTCAGGTACACGAACTCGTGAAGGGGAGGTGTTAAGCACACCCGCTCTGCAACCATCCTCGAGCCTCTTTCAGATCGATGTTCCAGTTTACCCGGAAGCTGGCGTTCAGATTGAGTTGTCAAAAGTTGTCACCCACCGGCAGCGCCAGTGGGGATTTTTGGCAGAACGCGCTCTAAGTTACAGTTGCTTCAGTCAGTAATTTAGATATATTTAGAATAACTTTTAACCTTTCTACTGCTTGTTCAAAGCGGCCAAGTTGATTGTCTCTGATGATGTAGAGCGCCAGAAGTGTCTCTTAGTGCTCGAATCGTTTATCGTGCATCATAGCTATGAAACTCTCATCATAATGTCTTGTTAATAATTAACAGCCTTATGATAACGTCATTTTAAAATAACGGGATTTGATTAAATGGCAAAGCAATTTATGTTGATGGAACCAAAAAATGAGAATTTTAATGAATTAATAGGTGGGCCTAACAAATATATTGTGCCTAGATTCCAGCGAGACTATGCATGGGATGTGGGACAATGGGAGGATTTGTGGGCAGATATAAATTCTCTTGATGATGAAGGTTTCCATTATATGGGCTACATTGTCCTTCAACAAAAAGAACAGTATCAGCATGAAATTATAGATGGGCAACAACGCTTAGTTACGTTATCGATTATAGTTCTGGCTGCAATGAAAGCGATCAAAACTTTAATTAATAATGGGGAGGATGTTCAGGGCAATACTGAACGACTCGATGGTATAACTCAGAATTTTGTCGGAAGTAAGAACTTCGTTACGCTTAAAGTAATTAATAAATTAGAACTAAATAGAAATAATAAGAGTTATTTTCAAAGAATGTCATCTCATTTAGAGGCTCAAAATTCTCGCGGTATAACATCAACTAATAAATTGATACGTAAGTGTTTTGACTTTTTCTGTAAGAAAGATTACGGCAAAACAGGTGCGGAGATTGCTCAGTTTATTGCAGATTTTTCTTCAAGTATGATTTTTACAAAGATAATTGTACAAGACGATCTTAATGCCTATAAAGTTTTTGAAACTTTGAATGCTAGAGGGGTCCAATTGTCTACTCCGGACCTACTAAAAAACTATTTGTTTTCAATTGTGACTAAAGATGATCAAATCGGAGAAGAAGAGCTCAATGATTTGGACGAGCAATGGTCAGAAATGATTGTCCAACTTGGAGAGAGCAATGTTTCTGATTACATTAGATATCACTATAATTCACAGAGAAGAATGGTTACTAAGAACAACCTTTTTTCCTCAATGAGAAAAATATTAACGAAACCGGAAGAAGCGTATCAGTATTTGAAGTCATTAATTGACTACTCACCTATCTATGCATCATTGATCAATCCCAATGATGCATGGTGGGGAGATCAAGATGTGAAATACAGAAATGTATTGCACTATCTTAATGGCATAAGATTATTTAATATCAAGCAACCACTAACAATATTTCTTGCTGCCTTTGGTAATTTTTCTCCAGAAGAGTTTGTTAAGCTCGTAAAATATATATATGTATTATCTATTCGATATAATATTATCTGCCATTTATCACCTAGTGAACAAGAGAATATTTATAATCAAATTGCGAACAAGGTTTATAATCGAGAGTTCTTAAGAGCTAGTCATGTGAAAAATAGCGAGGAATTTAAACGTTTGTATCCCGATGATAATACATTCTTTAATGCTTTTGAATTTCATAGAATGCCAAGTAGACAAACAGCGAAAAAAATACGTTTTTTACTTTCTGAAATTGAAGGCTATTTAGGTAATCCATGTGATTATGAAAAAACGACATTAGAGCATATTTGCCCTTATCATCCAGAAAAAGAGTGGAGCGGATCTTTTGGTGAAGGAATTAATGATGTAAAAGATAGACTTGGAAACATGATCTTAATGGATAAAGATAATTTAAAACGCTCATCCTTTGAAGAGAAGAAAAAAGAATATACAAAATCCGGATATAATTTGGCCTTAAAAGTGACAGAATATGCAGGTAATGACTCCAACTTACTGATAGTGTTTTATGTTCAGATAATGCCCGATGACTTTGTCATGCAGCTCCACCGATTTTGAGAACGACAGTGACTTCCTGCCCAGCCTTGCCAGATGCTGCCTCAGATTCAGGTTATGCCGCTCAATGCGCTGCGTATATCGCTTGCTGATAACGTGCAGTTCTCCCTTCAGGCGTGATTCATACAGCGGCCAGCCATCCGTCATCCATACCACGACCTCAAAGGCCGACAGCAGGCCCAGAAGACGCTCCAGCGTGGCCAACGTGCGTTCACCGAATACGTGCGCCACAACCGTCCTCCGTATCCTGTCATACGCGTAAAACAACCAGCGCTGGCGTGATTTAGCGCCGACGTAACCCCACTGTTCGTCCATTTCCGCGCAAACAATGACGTCACTGCCCGGTTGTATGCGTGAGTTTACCGACTGCGGCCTGAGTTTTTTAAGTGTCGTAAAATCGTGTTGAGGCCAACGCCCATAATGCGTGCACTGGCGCGACATCCGACGCCATTCATGGCCATATCAATGATTTTCTGATGCGTACCGGGTTGAGAAGCGGTGTAAGTGAACTGTAGCTGCCATGTTTTACGGCAGTGAGAGCAGAGATAGCGCTGATGTCCGGCAGTACTTTTACCGTTACGCACCACGCCTTCAGTAGCTGAACAGGAGGGACAGCTGATAGAAACAGAAGCCAC